CCGTTGTGTGCAGCGACTTGTTAGAGGTTGGCGGCGAGTGCTCGCCTGCGGACTTCCGCGCCCACCTCAAAAGCCTCGGCTTCGACGACGAGGGGTGGATAGATGAGAGAGGTAACTTCTGGCCGTGTGACGAACACATGCTCCACGGTTTCATCGCCTCTGCGGTGCTCGACCTCGGCGAGAAGGACGCGGAGAAAGAAGCTGACCGCCTCGGCTGGCTGCGACTCTCTGACTACGGAAACCGAACAGCGGCAAAGCGACTCAACCAACGGCAGCGCAACACGCTGTTCGACTACTGCCAGCATCACGGCTGCGACTACCATGAAACGCTCGAAAGCATCAAACACCTCTAACGTGAAGCTCTGCGAGGGCAGCGGCCAGTGACGCTAAATTTCACAACTGCCGTCGCCCGCTGCCCTTCGCAGCAGCGTATGGTTCGGCGGAAGGTCACAGACATCTGTGTGTGCCATCTGCCATACCAGCCGCATCCCTTCGTCGTCGGGACTATCCGCGACCCGAAAAGCGAAACCGGAAAATCAAACGTGTGGCTTCGGAACGACGGCCAATGGACGCAGGACGAAGCCTCGCCCGAATGCTATCTGCGCATCGGCGCGTGGAATCCGCCGAACAAGGTTTAGGCAACCCCAGTCGAGATTTGAACCTCTCAGCGCTATCATCACGGGACCGCTTGGCATTGAAGGAATGGGCGCTTGAGCAGAAGCGCAAGGTGGATTTCACAGAGTTCTGTTGTGCGGTTGACCCGAACGCCGCTGCTGGCTACTCGACGCCGCACCTGCGGAAGATTGCGGAGGCGCTTGAGCGGGTGGAGTCGGGAGAATGCAAGCGGCTGTTTATCACCGCACCGCCGCGTCATTGGAAATCATCGCTCGCTTCTGAGAAGTTTCCGCTGTGGTTCCTCGCCCGCAACCCCACCAAGTCAGTCATCCTCGCTTCCCATTCCGCGCATCTCGCTACCGGGTTCAGCCGCAACGTGCGGGATGCTTTCCTGTGGAACACAAACCTTCACCATCTCTTCCCCGAAGTCCGCGTGTCTCAAGATTTCTCCACGAACAACGATTGGGCGCTCGAGACGGCGCATCGCTCATCGTTCCGCGCCGTGGGCGTGGGGACGGGTATTGTTGGCCGGGGTGGTGACCTCATTTGCGTTGACGACCCGATTGCAGATGAGAGGCAAGGATTCAGCAAGACCCAGCGGGACGCGGTTTACCTATGGTATCAGCAGACGTTGCGGGACCGGCTTGAGCCGGATGGTTCCATAGTGCTGATTATGTCGCGCTGGCACGCCGACGACCTCGCAGGACGGCTTCTCAAAGCGTCCGCGAATGGCAGCGGCGAACTATGGGAGCAGCTTCACCTACCGGCCATCAGCGAATCAGGGGAGGCATTGTGGCCTGAGCGTTATCCAGTTGCAGAGCTTGAGAAAATCAAGCAAGCGGTCGGCAGCGTGGCATTCAATGCCCGGTTCCAAGGCAATCCCAAACCATCTGAGGGCAGCATTCTCGACTCATCCAAACTCCGCATGGTGGACATCGACGAGGTTCCCGCGCTTGTTAAAACCGTTCGCCGATGGGACTTGGCATTCTCTGACCGGGAGGGCGCGGACTATCTCAGCGGTGCCAAGGTTGGGATGGATGCCATGGGCAACCGCTACATTATCGACATCTTCCGGCAGCAAGGGAAATGGACTGAGGGCAAGCCGTGCATCGTGGCGCTGGCGCGGGAGGACGGGCCTGACTGTGAGGTCATCATCGAAGCGAACGGCACGCAGCTTGGCTACTATCAAGACATAAACGCGGACCAACGCATGGCTGACCGTGTAGTCCTTCCTGATAGGCCAGAGGGCAGCAAAGAGATGCGCGCTAGCATTTGGGGCAGTCGCTTGGAGGACGGCATCATCTATTGTGTGCGTGGGACGTGGAATCAGGAGTTTTTTGAGCAAATGGATTATTTTCCCTCGCATGAGCACGATGACGACGTTGACGCGGTGAGCGGTGCAATGAAACAATTGGCATATGGGAGCGTGAACCTAGCATGAGCATCCACGACATCATTCATACGGACAGTTTAGTGGTGACCGCTTGGCTTTCCAAGCACGGCACGCGCCTTGTTCTCATCATCATCTTGGCAATCATTGCAGTGGCATCGGTGAATGCATTGCGCGAGTTGAAGAAGTCAGAGCACGACGCAACGATTGAATTTTACCAGCATCAAGGCGTGTTGAGCCGGTGAAATCGAAACTTGTAAATTGAAGATGAGGGGAGTAGAAGCGGGCTTGATGACCGGCACCCCGAAGAACCATCCACAGGGAAACAACGAAAGGCAAACAGCGTGAGCAACATCATTTCGCGGGCGGCATTCGTCGGCAAACTGCTACTGAGCCGTGAAGGGCGTGGACTGCTGAACGCAGCGCATGGCGAGAAGGCTCTGACATCAAACGTCCTGCAAGAGTTGGTTGCCGGTAGCGCGTGGTTCCAAGGACTTCCCCTCTCAAAGCTCGGCGACTTCGACAGCTACCTCAAAGCGGCCACGCGCAAGGTGTGGGCGTTGTGGACCTGCTGCGACCTCATTGCTGAATCCGCTTGCTCGCAAGACCATGTGGTGAGGCGCAAGCGCGGCAAGGTGAAACTGGATATTGACTCGTCCGCAGCTGATTACCTGCTGGAAGAACCGAACGAATGGCAGACGTGGCGCGACTTGAAGTATCATACGCTCATGCAACTGCTGATTTGCGGCAATGCCTTTTGGGCGAAGGACGAGGCGAGCGTGAACGGCGATAGGCCGAAGCGGTTGATACCGCTCAACCCGAAGCGCATGAGCATCATAATCGACGTGCGTAACGGCGTCATCGGCTACGTTTACAGGCCGGTTTACGCGCAAGACCGCGCCAATTTCTCGCAGCCTATCCCGTTTGAGCCGCATGAAATCGTCCACTTCAGGAAGCAGAATCCTGATAACGACTTTTGGGGGTTGGGCGCGGTGGAAGCTGGCGAGAATTTGTTCAACGACTTCATCAACGAGGACACGTGGAGGCAAAGGTTCTGGGGACGCGGCGCATTGCCGACGACCCTGTTGACGCTAAAGAGCGGTGTGGGCGGGCAACCGACCAGCATACCGGAGGCGAAGTGGAAAGAGATGAAAGCGAACTGGCAGCAGGAATACGGCGGCACTGATAACGCTGGAAAATGCCTTGGCCCGAATGTTCAGGTGATGATGTTCAACGGAACGAGCAAACCCGCTTGGCAGGTTGAGAAGTCGGAATATCTCATGGGACCAGACGGCAAGGCGCGTCTTGTCACGCATCGAAATGACGGGTTTGGTCCGATGGTGCGAATCGTTCCAAGCAGCGGTGAGCCGTGGGAGTGCAACACGGAGCACATCCTCGTTCTTGAGCAGTCTGTTGGCCCGCAAAAGGGCAGGCAGTTTGAAATGTCGGTGGAGCAATTTGAGGCGCTTCCAGAATACCGAAAAGACCAACTCCTGCTGAGAAAAGCTGTGCTCGATTACAAAGAGCAACCTGTGCCGGTTGACCCGCGAGCTTTTGGGTTATGGCTTGGCGATGGCAAGACCGGCTACGCCACGCTTTACGCTGGCGAGAAGGAAACGAAGGTTCGTGAATACTGGAAGCACTACTGGACCTCGCTCGGGATGACGGTCAACGAGCGATGGGAGCGGACAGTTTACCGACTCGACGTGGTGACGCGGTTGTTGAACGGAAAGCAGCCGAATGGGCACACCGCTGTTCGGGTTAATCATTTGTTCAAGGAGAAGCGCATTCCGAGTTGTTACTTCATCAACACGAAGAAAGTCCGTCTGGAATTGCTTGCCGGGTTGATTGATTCAGACGGAAGCGCGAGCAGAACTTGCTTCGAGTATGCGACCATTTTGGACGGGTTGAAGGATGACGTGGTGAGACTCGCGAATGGACTCGGATTCCGTTGCACGGTTCGCCGTCGAATGTCGAATTTCAACACGCCATCATGGCGCATTCACATTTCAGGTGACACGCATCAGGTTCCGACGCTGCGAAAGAAAACCGTTAAGTCCAGTGGAAAAGGTTCACGCACGCACGGATTGACTGGATTCGACATTCAGCATATCGGCAACGGCACTTGGTCCGGTTGGACTCTCGACGGCGATGGAAGGTTCCTCCTGGCTGATGGGACAATCACGCATAACACCGCTTGGCTGTCAGGCGACTGGGCCGTTCAACGCATCGGTCTTTCTCTCGCGGAAATGCAGAGCATTGAAGGACGCAGGTGGACAGTCGAACAGATTGCTCATCAATTCAAAGTTCCGCTGTCCGTTCTCGGGCTTGACTCAGCAGCGAACTACGCCACGGCTTCAATCGACCGCAGGCGCTTCCTTGAATTCGCTGTTCTGCCAACGCTTAAGAACTTTCAAGAGCGCGTGAACAAAGACCTCATCCGTGGCTTTGACGAGACATTGACGCTTGAGCATGATGTGAGCGGGTTGGTGTCGCTGGACGAATTGGCGGGACCGCTCCAAACCCTCATCAGCAACTCGGTCATCACGCCGAACGAAGCGCGTCAGGTCATCGGTAAAGAGAAGGTGGATGACCCGGCGATGGACCGGCATTACATGACCTCCGGTTTGATCCCGCTCGAATTGAACGGCGTGGCGGACCTCGGGAGCGTGGACGCGGCAGCGCAACGGTTACAGCAACGCGTGACGCAAAGGGAGTTGAAGCCGGGAGCCAAGCAGCCGAAGCCGGGCAAGCCTGTGGCGGCTGACAAGGAGGATGAGGAGGACGAGAAGGAATGACCGTCAACGCTCGCAAACTCATCGCGCACGCCTCTCGGGGTGTGTTCCTCGTTCGCCCCGGAGGACTGGACGCCAAGGCGTTCGCGCTCTCCGCTGCCGGGTTGGCCAAGACGATGCACCGCGTGGCAACCATTTCCCGCAACCAGACCGCGCACCGCATCGCGCTCAAGGCGCGCGTGGCGATACGCCAGCATGTCGCTTCCATCATCGAAGCCGGGCAATGGGGCGGAAAGTCAGGCATCTCGCTCGCGGAGTTTTGGGAACCGGCAATCATCGCGGCATCGAAAGAGCGGGCAGGAGATTTGAGTCGGGCAGCTTTCGAAGATTCGCAGCGCATCATCTCGCAGTCGTATTCTCGGATCGCCATGTTGCTCGGGCAACCGGAGCGTCAACCGCCAAGCACGTGGATAAAGCCTGCCCGCGAACTCGCAGACCGCCTGCTCAAGCCGATGGAAGAGACGACTCAACGGCAGTTCAAGGAAGCGATCGCAAAGGCGGACAAGGAAGGGATGACGCGGCAGGAGTCGGCGCAGTTCGCTAAGGACGAGGTTGAGCGCAAGGCGACGAGCCGGGCGAACACGGCGGGCAACGTGGTTGCGCAGCAGGGCTGGCAGGAAGGCAGCATCCCAGCGATGCAGGAGGGGAACGTGGTCGAAGTGAGCGTCATCGGTTGCATGAGCCGCGAGGAAGACCAGTGGGGAAGCATCAGCTACCAGGACTACATGTTTGACGCGGACGGGCGAAGTCCTGAGTCGTCCTGTAATATCGAGGACGTTCCGATTGGGTTTGCGGACAAGCTGTTTTTTCATCCGGGACACACCGGAACCATCGTAGCATCCAAATTCAAGGCATGAGATTATGAAGCTGAGAATCAAGAAAGAATCCGCTCAAGGCGCATGGCGCACCATCAATGGTCGTCACGTGTTCATCGCAGAAGGGCAGACCGCGAGCGAGGCGCTTGAGCAGAGCCTTCACGGCGAGGTCACCAGCGGGTTGAAGGAGGGCGACGAGAAGAAGGTGAAGGCAGCGCGCGACACGTTAGATGCCCTCAGCATCGCCAAGCTGAACGTCGCTTTTAAGCGGGCCAAGGACACTGGGCGGCTGGCGGGTGACGCGGCTGACAAGACGGAAAAGGCTGTCGCGTCGGTCATCAAACGCCGTGCTGAGATGGATGCGCGCTTGAAGGCGATGGAGGAACGGATCGCGAAGCTGCGGAAGTCGCTCTCGGATGACGCGGCTGAACTGGTGAAGGAAATCAACGCGCTCGCCGCTGACTGGCGGGCGCTGGAAAAACAACTCGGGGAAAGGAAATCTATGCTGTTGCAAATCGTGAAGCGCAAGACCGTGAAGCAGGAACAGGTGAAGCATCACCGTGAGCCTGTCATCGAAGAGAAGAAAGCGGAGCAGCGCGTTGAAGATGACTCGCGCAACATCACCGTCAAACGCTTCACCGCCCAAGAGGAACTCGCCGCCGATGCGGTCATCAGCAAGCGCGACGTGAAGGACGCGAGCGGCGAGGTTGTGGATTACCGCGACGTTCGCATCCGTGGCTACCTGACAACGTGGCAGGAAACCACGCCCAAAGACCGCGAGGGCGAATACGTGGTCAAGGGCGCTTTCAATAAGGGGCTGGCCGCGTTCATGCAGAACCCGGTCATGCTGCGCGACCACAAGAACAGCACGGACAGCGTGGCCGGCTCGTTCAAGGTGATGCGCGAGGACGGGCGAGGGCTTTACTTCGAGGCGCTGCTGTCGAACAGCGACCAGATGAAGAGCGTCCGGCGAGACATCGTGGACGGGCACCTCAAGACGACCAGCATGGGAGGTGCGTTCGTCTATGACCGGGACAAGAAAGGTATCCGCGAGGTGGCGCTCTATGAGGGGACGCTGACGCCAATCCCGATGAACCCGGACGCCCGCTTTGAAGTGCTCGACGCTACTCCGACCGAGCGCAAGTTCGTCGAGGCAGGCGGCTCGCTCGCCGGAATGAAGTCGGCGGGCAAGCTGGAGCAGTTCCGGGAGTCGCTCAACCTCCAGATGAAAGGCTGAAACCATGACACCAGAAATCATCGCCAAACTGCGCGAGAGCGCGCTCCTCCACATCCAAGCCATCGAAGTCTATTCCGAGCAGGCCATCCACCTGAAAGAGTGGGGATACTCGAAGCTCTCAGCCAAGTGCGAGGAGGACGCAAAGGAGGAGCGCGAGCACCTCGACCGCATCGTCGCCCGGCTGGAGTTCCTTGATGAGCCGGTTGGCCAGAGCGCCGTCACGCTCGCTTGGCCGCGCCATTCCGTCACCGGACTAATCGCGTCGAACGTGACGCTTGAGCGCAGCAGCGCGGAAGCGGAGCGAGAAGGCGTCGCCGTGAGCGTCGAAGGAAAGGACGAGGGCAGCGCCGAGTTGTTTCGCGAGAACCTCAAGGGCAGCGAACAAGGCATCCAATTCTGGAAGGCGCAAGCCAAGATGCTGAACACGGTGGGTGAGCAGAACTACTTGACGGCGCAGATTTAGGATTGACTCTAGGTATGGCGCGGGTGTAGAAGCCCGACGTATGAAGTCCGACAGCTAACTCGAACAGAAAGGCGAAAGAATGAAAACCGAGGCATGGAAGTGTTCAATGAAGGCGCATGGAGCGTCCGACGTTGCGCTGTGCCCGGCTGACGCCAAGGCTGTCGATATGGACGACATGCACCGCCACGCCGAAGCTGCCCGCCTTCACCTTGAGGCAAAGGCGTCACACCATATCGCCAGCGGGCAGGCAAAGGCTCAAGGTGATGGGCGGCTTGCATACCTTCACGACCGGATGGCGGACAGCCACCGGGATGTGGCGGACTTGCACAAGAGTTGCATGGTCGAGAGCGCGCAGGGCGGGCGCTACTGATTTTCGGTTGGTTCTTTGAACTGCGGGAAAGGCAAGTGCCTGCGCCAGCCTCATAAGCTGGAATTGGCCGGTGCGATTCCGGCTCCCGCTACCACTTTCAAGTCGGAACGGACGGGCCGTAAGTGCAAGCGGCTCGACCATTGTTTACAAACGTCTCCAACGGCTCCCCAAGCCTAGAGAAACCATTGCGGGATTACCTAGACTCTCAGAGCACGGGTGACGTGTTTGAAAAAGCACGAAACTACGCCGGGTAAATCCGGTTCACTGAGAGAAAGGCAGTCCAGCATGAACAAGAAGCAACTGGCCGAACAGGCCAAGAAATCCTACGAAGTTGAGTTCGCCAAAGGCAAGGAGGCGAACGCCGAAAACCTCAAATCCCTCAAGGCGGCTTGGGACGCCGCGCAAGCTGAAGCTGACGCGGAATCCGAAGCGCAGGTCACAGAGCAGGAGCTTTCTGACCTCATCACCAAGAGCGTGAGTGCGCAGCTTGACCCGCTTAAGGCGAAGTTCGCCACCATCCCCGACGAGAAGGCCATCGCGGCCATCGTGTCCAAGGTCATGACCGATACGGCGGACAAGAAGAACGTCGCGGAAATCGTCACCAAGAGCGTCAAGACTGCTCTTTCAGAGTGCAAGACCAAGAGCCGTTTCGGTTACTCGGACGACAGCAGGGAAGTGGATTACGGAAACGGCCAGCAGAGCGAAGTCAGCCGGGGCACCATCGAGGTGAAGTTCTCTGAGACTGACCCGAAGAACCTGCCACTCCACCGGAAGCAGCTTCTGAACGTTATGCTCAAGGGGCCGAAGCATATGAACGAGGGCATCCCCGAAAGTATGGTTGCCCGTGGCGAGGAACTCGGCGTGAAGATGCTGGAATCCAGCCGCCGCACCATCCAAGAGGGTGTGGTCGGCACGAAGAGTTGGGGCGAGGGACTGAAGCACTGGGAGATGATCGAGGGGCGCAAGGCTCTGACCTCCGACGCTTCGCCCGGCAGCAACCTCAACGAGATTGAGCTTTCCTCAATCCTTCAGCGCCGGTTGTATCTCGAAACCCCGCTTGGCGCTTTGTTCCAAGCTCGTGAAATTGATATGCCGGTTGAGTCCTACCCGTTCCCGCTCCGCACCACGCTGCCGTCCTTCTGGATTGGCGGTTCCGCTGGTGTTCAGCAGAACGTGGCGACTGACCCGAGTGACCCCGGCACCGCGCAGCCGACGCTCTCCAGCAAGAAACTGATGGGTGAGACGCAGTATTCATACGAAGCTGACGAGGCCTCCATCATCCCCATCCTCGGCTTTGTCGAGGAACAGTTGGCCAAGGGCGCTGCGGTGAGCTTGGAGACCATGCTCATCAACGGTGATGCGACCGCCGACGGCGGCACGCACATGGACAATGACACCGTGAAGGCGGGCACCGGGAACGCGTTCCATCCCCCGCAGTATGCGTGGGACGGTTTTCGCAAGCTGGCGCTGGACGTGGCCACGCTCAAGGTCACGAACTCCGGCAACAAAGCCGAGTTCGCGCTGTTCGAGGCGATGGAAGCCGCGCTTGGCAAGTATGCGCTTAACCCGGATGCTCTGGTGTGGGTCGTGGGACCGCTTGGCATGCGCCGGATGAAGAGCATCCCGCAGGTTCAGACGATGTATGCGTTTGGTCCGAATGCGACCATCGTCAGCGGCAAGCTGGACAAGTTCGACGGCATCAGCGTTCTCCCGTCCGAGTGGATGCGCGAGGATGTCGCCGCTACGGGCGTCAACACCGCTGCCGGCCCGAACACGTTCGGAAGTTGTTTGCTGGTGCGGCCTGACCAGTTCCTCATGGGGCGTCGGCGCGCGTTCACCATCGAAATCTTCCGCCAGCCGTGGACGCAGACCAACCGTATCATCGCCTCGTTCCGCCGGGCGTTCACGCCTCTCGAAACTCCGAGTGCGACCATCAAATCTGTGGCCGTCGGCTACAACTGGATCTAAGCGAATCGCTGTGACAGGGCTGGTGGCTTGACGGCTGTCAGCCCTTAACAGTAACCACGAATCAATCTTCAAAAATGAATGCCAAGCTCAAATACATCGGCGAGTCCGCGAATGTTGTAGGGTTCGGGTTTCTGACCAAAGGGCAGGTGATTGAGAAGCCGGAAGAAGTGGCCATCCCGCTTTGCAAGCCGGGCGGCTGTTTCGCTCTGGTTACTGATGTCGTCGCACCCGTTGAAACTGACCCGCAACCGACCGCGACGGAGCCGGTGAAACCGGGCAAAGCGTCCAAGAAATAACCTCCTTCCCAGAAAGACCAAAGACAGATGAAATACTTCAAGAACATCCCAATCGCTCTCGCGCTGTTCGCGTCTGCGGCCACGCTCTCGGCTCAGGTCGTCGTTGGCATCCCTGGAAGCTACGGCAATTACGCCTTGTCGCTCACTCCGGCGTTTACGAACTACGTGCCACCGATCAACACCGGCACCGGTCCGGGTGTCACCAACTCCGCTCAAACTGCGGTGCTCGACCTGCGGTATTCACCGGAAGTCACGCTGCAATTCGAGGCGATGGAAACCAACAGCGTGCCGGGCAATGGCACCGCAGGAACCGCCACGCTCGTTTGGACCGTTAGCGCGGATGGCGTGACATATGAATCGACGCATGGCGGCGTGCTTGTGTTGACGTTGAGCGAGACGAACCTCGTATGTCTGACGACCAACATCACCGCGCCGTATCCGTGGTTCAAGTTCACGACCGTTCGACACGTCGGCACTAATGGCGTGAAAGACATCGCGGTGAAGGCGTTCTCTCGAATTCCGAAGAACTGACGGGCGGCTCGCCTCTCGGCATTTGAGACAACAACTTGAGGGGCGAGGCTGCTAACCCGGCTTCGCCCCGCTTGATTTATGGGAAGACTCGTCAAACTCCAGTCCGGCGCATTCCGCTTTTACCCCACGAACCCTTACTGCTCGCTCACCGATGTCCTTGAGGAAATCAGGGAGTCGGAAAGCGCGGCAGCAGAGGGGAGTCAGAAGGCGAACGAACTCTTGCGCTCAATCGAGAGGGCGAGCCGGTTTGTAGACCGATGGATGGGGCGCGACTACGTGATGCACGACCTGACGGTGACGCCTTATGAGATTGACGAGGAATCGCAGGGCTACACAAAGGACTACATTTTTCTCCCTTACTCACCGCTCATTGACCCAGCTTCCCTCATCGTTTCCATTGGCGGCAGTGCGCTCACCAAGGACACGGATTACCAAGTCATCACAGGCAGCTACGGCGACCTTTCCACGGACATTCGGCTGAAGTGTTTGAACGCGCTGGCGACATTCGCAGACGGCGGGCGCGGACCGTGGGGTATCAGCCGTGCGGACGGAAAGGTAATGCAGGTTTACGGGCTGTTTGGATATGACCAGCGCATCATCACGGATGACGACGGCAACGAGAGTTACGGCAGCACCGGCACGTATTCGGCTGAGAACATTCCCGCCGTCCCCGACCTCATCCGGCACGCTACGCGGCAGGTGGCGGCAGCGATGAGCGGGCATCTGCGACGGGAGTTCACCGATCTTAACGGCACACGCCAGAGCGTCACCAACCGGGACATAGACAAGCTGGCGATGGAAATCCTCGGCACCAAGCAGGGACTCATCAGGACATGACAATCAGGACGCGCAGCAACGTGACAGACGTGATGGAACTCACTGAGAGTTACCACCGGGCGCTGCGTATGCAGTTGCTTGACCCGTCTGCGCGTCAGCGATTCGCGACGGATGTTGCGGAAGCGGGGAAAGCGCAGCTTGAGGAAGTGACCGAAAAGAACATCGACTCAACCGACCGTTGGAAGCTTTCCGGCATGGCGAGCAAGATGATGGGCAGAGGCGCTCACACGGTTGAGAAATCTTGGACGATTGGCGAGGTGACACAGGACAAAGTTTCGTGGGAGAACGACAACCCAATTTACAAGTTCTTGGACCTCGGCACCCGCGATCACGGTCCTGTCCGCGCCAAGAAGCTGTTCATCCCGCTCAACCAAGCAACTGCGCTCGCTTACCTAAACGGGACGTTGATTTGGGGCGATGGAATCGACGGTATGGTGACGCCCTACGAGGAAGAGTCGAAGCAGTGGGGCAAGAAACTAGGCAGCTACCGCAGGAAGAAAATCAAGGGCGGCGGGACGCGCAAACTTGTTTACGGCGTGGACTACATTCTCAAGGACCGCGTGCGCGGCGTCACCGCCCGGTTCATTACCCTGCAATTCCTCGACCAGTTCAAGGCGTTGCTGCGTGATGTGCTGATGCGTGGGCGTGAACGCTGGCGGCAGGAGGTCCGCAGCCAAGGATGGATCCAACAGGGAGGTGGCGAATGAGCGCGACAGCCGATGTCATCCAAGCGGTCTATGCTCGACTTGAGGCAGGCGTTGCGACTGGCGGGCTGTTGGACGGATGGACCTTTGAGCGTCAGCCGGTGGAAGTCATTCAAGGACTCGCGGACAAGCCATCGCTCCATGTTTCCATGCCGACGCTTGGTGAGGTTCAATCGGGGAGCAGGATGACCAAATACACCGTGCGCATCACGCTCGGCGTATCATCGCGCAAGACCGTCACGCGGGAAGGCGCGGAGAGCGTCATTGACGGTATCTCTGCTCACGCCGATGACGTGGACAAGGTGCGGGATGTTTTGGAGAAGCAGACGGACGGGCAGACGCCGGATGTGTTGCTCGGCGGGCTGCTCCTTGAACCGATGCGTTTTGAGAACATCGAAGCGCGGATAAACGCTGACAGCTTCGGGACCGGCATGGTGCTTGTCCTGCCGCTGCGAGCCATACCAAGAGGACAACGATGAATCATACCTTGCGGGCACTACTAGCCAAAGCGCCGGTTGAATTGCGTGACGCCTTCATCGATGCGCGGGCCGAACTGACCAACCCTCAAGCGCTGGCTCAGTATGACAAAGACATGGAGGACATGCTCCAAGACCGGGAGCACAAGCGCGAGACGGTTGCAACGCGCAGCAAGCATCAAAGCCCGATGACCAAGCGGGTTACGGAGTTGCAGATTCACTGATCAATGGACGCTTTTGAGCAATTTCAGCAGGACATAGTTGCCATCCTCAACTCTGAGGAATGGATGGCATCGGTTCCCGTTGTCGCCTATCGCCCGCTCCGCATCAGCAGCGATGAGTCGGACACTGGCAGCGTGCTTGACGTGACCAAGCCGGAGATTGGGCAGGAAGAGTTCTGGCTCATCAAGAAGGACGGCACCTTGAGCGGGACGGGCGTGCGCGTGCCGATGCCGACGTTGAAGCTCGTCAGCAAGAATCTCAGCAAACCTCAACTTTTCATCGCCTGTCAAATCTTAGTCGCCGAACAGCCGGGTGTGAGCGAGGCACCGAACGGGTTGAACACGGCAGCGGGCGGACGACGGAGCGCGGAAGCGGTGGCGATGAAGGTCATGGACCTGTTGCATCACCGGCATTTCGACGGGACGAACTTCCTCACCGTGGACGACAACGCCCTCGCCCCTGCCAGCGCGGTCCCGTATCTGCGCGCTTACAACGTCAACGTGTGGGCGACATTCCGCCGGTCATCGGATGAGCGCACACAACAGCCCGTCATTGATATCACGGCTGGCGTGGCAACTGTAACCTGCCCCACGGTTGGTGCGGTCATTTACGTCACCACGGACGGTAGCACGCCAGTCAGGACGGAGCACAACCCGGCTTCCGCGCTTTACTCCGCGCCGTTCGCGGTCATCAGCGGCACACTCGTCAGGGCGGCAGCTTACAAGGCGGGCGCAATCGGTTCATCAATCAGCAACAAAACAGCGTAGGAGAACATTATGGCATTACCGAACATCGAATCACTGGAACTCGGACCGGCGAAATACACGCTTGGCTCTGGCGCAACCATCGCCAGCAAGAGCGGCGCAACGCTCACAACCTCGCTCTCGGACTACTCCGTGGAAGGCGAGCTTTCCGGCATGGTCCATCGTCGCCGGTTGCACTTGAAAGCGGAGGTTAGCTTCACGCCGGACGACCAGATCACCACGAACATCATCGCCGCGCTGTTTCCGTTCCTGACGAGCGCGAGCGGCATCTCGGCGTTCATCGGATCGTCAGGAGCAGCGGTTCCGCTCAAGATCGAGACGATGGACGGCAAGAAGTTTGAGCTTCTCGACGCCTGCCTGACGAAGATGCCGGACCTGAACTTCGCCGTGAACAAGGGGTTGTTCGGCACTTGCACGTTCCGCGCCCGCCCTGCTTATGGCAAGGCTCCTGGTGCGGCGGACTCGCTCATCAAAAAGGGAACGAGCGCGTGGGTAGCGCCGACGTTTGCCAACGAGGACTATTGTGTGGGCACCCCGACTCTGACTTGGGACACCACGACCATCGACAGCGAAGGTGATGACGGTTGGACGGCTCAGTTCAACGCCAAGACGAACGACGTGATGGCTAACCAGAGGTTGCGTGACATCCGGTTTATGGGCTTCGAGATCATGGTCAGGGGCATCCCGACCGACGCCACGCCTGATACAGTAATCACGGCTGCGGCGTTGAACACGGATGTAGTGAACAGCGGAGAGAGCACGCGCACTATAGCCAAGCCGCTCGTCCTGACGATGGGCGGGCTTATCCTGACTATCCCGCTCGCGGCACCCGTGAGTGCTGGCTTCCGGTTCGGGGCCACCACCATCCGCAACGGCGAGATCGGGTTCGTCAGCGTCAAGAACTTCTCCGGGCCTGTCATCTGCACCATCGACAAGTCGTGAGGAAAATCGAGATACATCCAACCGAAGGGGCGCAAGCCCCGTTCCTCGTCGGGGATAACTCCTCAAGCCCAGTTAACGGGCGAGGGTTCATCACCGATATTTCCCCTTCCTTCGATGCCCTCATCGAGATTGTTCCGTTGAGTCAGAGCGTCAGCCCGGCTACGTTCGACCGGGAGAACGAATCGACGCAAATCAGCGTTCGCGTTGACTACGGGTTCGACACCGAGGGAAAGCGGGATGATTTCCTGATTGATTTGCAGAGCAATGTCCCGCGCCGGGGACACGTTTACATCGGCATGGAAAGCTCGGCGTGGTGGATACCGAACGCGAAATGCCGCCCCATTCAAGCAAGCGCCATCGGTGAGGTTGCTTGCGTCGTCAACTATACCTTTGAAGGTCAGAAGATGCAGCGGAAGAAACCAGTATGAGCGCAACAGCCAGAGCAATCATCCGTGCGAAGATAAATCCGAACGCCATCGGACAGACGTTCAAGGTAAACAACCAAGGCGCGGAGCCTATCATCTATCGTGGTGCAGGAGTTGATTTCTGGTTCTTCTTCGTGGATGACGACGGAAACCCGATGGATATCAGCAACGTGTCTGACCTGTCCATCCTCGCTAAAGTGACAACATGGCAAGTGCTCGCCACCGTCACTTCGTCCGCATTTAACACCGCTTGCACGCTCGCCCAATGGGAGGCAGGTAGCGCAGCGCATTGCATCATTACCCTGCTCGGAACGGCGACCAACATCACAGCAGGCACCTACGATATGACGCTCAAGGCGCATACCTCTGACGATGCCGTTGACCTCGATTGCTTCGGTATTTCCAAGCTGAAGGTGCTGGATGTCGGGTTGACGGATGCTGCCGTTTCGCCTGCGCCTGACGAGACGATTGAAAGCGTGGTGAACGGGCTGCTTTCCGGTTACCTCAAGGCCATCGGCACTCCCGGCCAACCGCGATGGGAAGTTTCACCGAACGGCCAGTGGCGCATCGCGCAGACCATCGATGACAGCGGCCAGCCTTCAACCCTCATTGAGCAAGTATGAACCTCATCAAACCAATCAGTCTCACGTCGGCTCTCTTTCGGCTCATCGTGGTTGCCGGACTCATCATCTATTCCAAGGCACACGCGGCAACCCGCGTTGAAGCAACCGTCACGGTCACCAACACGGTGGCGACTGGCGACCTCATCCAGTTCAATTCTCAAGCGCGGTTGTGGACGAACAACACGCTCGCTTCGACCAACTGGATTATCACCACGAACAGCGCCAAAGCGACGGCGACAAACCTGTTCGCGTATGCTGTGGTGAACCCTTGGAGCAACGTGGTTCAGGTTTCCTACGCTTCCCCGACTTCTCTCTTGTTCTACGCGAATTTCGACGTGCCACTTGTTGGAACCGTGACGGGCAGTTGGGCGACCATCAGCTTCCGCACGAACTACATCCAGACAAGCGGGCCGGTGACGATGCCTTACCCTACGAACATCACAGAGGCGATGAGGACGAACCAGATGACCGCGTTAATGGAGAGTTTGCGGACGAATTCGCAAATCGCTCCGCTAGCGACAGGCGCGTTCTCCAACCTTGTTGACCGGACAAGTGCGCAGACGATTTACGGCAAGACTTACACCGGCACGGCGGTTCTCACGAACGCCTACCTGACGAACTCCGTCCTCGCTTCGCCGAAATCCACTAACGCGGTCAACTACGGCAACGCCTTCAGTTCTCCGGGGACGAACACGAACTCGGAACAGTTCGGTTCATTGGCAAACGCCAGCGGGGCAGGCGCGCTTGCGGTTGGTTATTCTTCAGGAGCAATCAGCAACGGCTCAATCGCAATTGGATACTCGTCAGCAGTGAGCGCGAATCATGGTATCGGCATTGGAACGCTCGCGGACGTGTCAGGATTCTACGGGGTTGCCATTGGCGGCACGGCGCACGTTACGGCAGACTACGGGGTTGCTCTTGGCTTCGGGGCGCACGTTACGCACGCAAACTCAATCAGCATCGGCAAGAGCGTCAGCAGCGTTAACACAAACGAAGTGAGATTGGGAGGATCTCAGGATGTTGTCATCGGCGGATTGTTGTTTGCTGAGAAAGGCGCAACGAACTTCGCGTTGAAAGGCGTCACCACGAATACCGCGCTCATCAAGGGTGGCATCTACACGAATGCCGTCTTGCAGAATCCAATTGCAACCAACATCCAGAGCGTCGGCATCAGCAGCACGTCGAGCAACCGAATCGGTGGTGCGCTTGTCATCGTTTCGTCAAACCTAACTTCCGCTGTCAATGGGGCGAACAATCTCAGCATCGCGCCAAACGTCGCTTGGCTTGTGGTGAGCGGTCCCACGGCATCATGGAGCATCAGCGGCATCGAAGGCGCGGCGGCAATCAGCGCCGGGCGTGTCCTATGGCTCAAAAACGACACCAGCTACATCCTGACGCTCTCGCACCTGTCCGGCCTTGAGGCGACGGCTGGATTCAGGCTGTCCAACCCTGCCGGAGCAGACGGAACACTTGCAGCCGGAATGACCGTCCAGCTTCGCCACGACGGCAGCTATTGGCAGATGATCTCCGGCGTCACTGCCACCGAGTCGGTTTATTGGGATGACCTACGGGTGCCCCTGAGCAGCACCCGCATCGGTGCCACCTCCCCGACCATCCGCACTTTCATGGGCAATACCCGCGCCTGGGGCTTTGATGCGGGCACGGCGCAGATGATGGAGTTCGAGACGCAGATCCCGCATGGCATCTCCACCAACTACGGCATCCGGCCTCACCTGCATTGGACGCTCATGGACGGGGCCGGGGGCGCCTCGAACGTGGTCTGGGGGCTGGAAGTCACCATCGCCAACGGCGGCGCCGTTTTCCCCTCGACCACGACCTATTACATGACCAACACCTGCGGCACGAATTTCTTCCATACCAAAGGCGCGTTTCCCGAGCTGACCGGCCTCAAGGAAAGCGCGGTAGTGGTGGGCCGCCTCTTCCGGGACGCCGCCAACGCCAGCGACAATGTGGCCGTGGAGGCCTTCCCGCTCTCGCTCGACTGGCACGTTCCCAAAGTGCGCCTCGGCAGCGTTGCCGAATACGGAGACTACTGATGAAGACACTCCTCACCCTCGCAATCCTCGCCCTACTCACCGCTTCGTCCTTCGCGGCGACCAACGCGGTGGTTATCTTCGACTACAAGACGTTCATGGGCGCGGGTGGTTCACAGATGAACGTCGTCATGCAGCCGTCCGACGAGCCGCGCACGAACGGGACCAGCATCATTACCGGGGAAGCGGTCACACGGAAGACGACCACGGCTGGCATCGCCACGTTCACGAACGTCTTTTGGGGGACGAACGCCTATTACCGGGTTGACCTGCAAGCGCCCGGTAAGGTTCGGACGGTTTATATCCTTGTCCCGACCAACACGACGCAATACGCGGCGGACTTACTGGTGACGACGGTAGGAACTGGCAGCGTGACGGCTGGCTATTCGCAGGCGCAAGCCAACGCAGCGTTCATCGCCAAGAATAATGGAGTCGGGACGAACACCAGCCTCTATTCTCCAAGGTTGCAGCCGGGCAGCGGGACGAGCAACCAAGTCTGGAGTCTTACGAATGCGACGACAGGACAGGGTGAATGGAGAACGGCGGCAGCGACGGCTGGCATTGACACGAATGTCCCCATTGCGTTCAGCACGAATGTATCGGTGGGCGGGACGTTCTACGCTGGCACTGGTTCGATGTCCGATTTAAGCGCGTCCACGCTGACGCTCGATTCCCCGCTAGAAGTCATGGTCGGTGGCACCGGGAGGAGCAACCTGACGGCTGGAACTCTGCTCGTCGGCAACGGGACGAACCCACCATCCCTGCTCTCTGGAAGCTCTGCCGGTCACGTTGCGACTTGGAACGGTAGTGCATGGGTAAGTTCGAATGCTCCTTCCAGTTCAGGAAGTAATGGCATCACCACGACCATCTCCAACCTGATGGATCTGGAGGAATTCTGGTTGCAGCTTGGAACCTACACGGAGACGAATCAAGCCGGGCTGTCATCGAATGAGGTTTGGACGGTGGCGACGGATGCCGCGACAACCTATTACGGAGCGAACTTCAACAATGATTTTGTCGCGCAAGTCGAGGCGAACAATCTAGCGGCGGCTGGTTATGTTGATTCATCGGTTGCTCCGAAACTGAACGCAACCAACGGAACGGCCTACGGACTGACCGCCAGCGGAAGCTTCACCGGGCTTGGCACCGGCCTGACCAACGCGAGCGGAGAAACATTTATTGGTGCCAGCACGGCGCAGACGATTGCGACCGGAGCCACCAATGGGCTTGTCCGCACTAACGACACGACTTGGTTTCAGTCGAAGCGCGTGGATTCATCCGTTGCCACGGCAGCATTGCAGACTATAGACCTTGCGAACGATTCAACCTTGAGCATCACGAATGCCGTGGCTGGTGCTGTCAACGTGTGGCTTACGAATTGTGTTGACCGCCGGACGTTCGTTCTGCGCTGTGTGGCTGATGGATCTGCACGGACTCTCAGCTTTACCAATGCCTGCGGATACACCATGAACGTCGTGGCCACGAATGGATTCTCTGTCCTAACGCTTCCGCAATTTCCTGTCGCAGCGAACAAGATCGGAACTGTAGTCGGTCGCGTGTGGATTTCCGGCGCTGTAACCAACATTGACTTGTTCGGCAACGTCCAACCATGAGAACCGCCGCACTAATCATCCTATTGTTCTGCGCGAATTGTCTCGGGCAGTTGCCACCGGAGTTCTATCTACTGAGTAGGACGGCACAGACAACGGCAGCATCGCAGACGTGGAGCAATATATTCAGCGACACATTTGATTCCTATGCTGCTGGTCCGCTTGGAACTAACAGGACAATGGAGCCTGGAATCGGAAATTGGCGAGTTGTGCAAAACGACGGTGCAATGGCGGTGACAAACTCTGTTTTCTTCGGAGAGACGAACATTTTTCCCGGAAGCATGTTGATTGCAACTGGACAGGTTTCGGTGACGGCTGGTGATTTAGCTCTGATCAAATCCAATGCGGTGGCAGCAGCGCCCGGATTGTGTTACTTGGCGAAGATCAGGCAGGCCGGAAACAACGCATCGCTCTACGGTTTCGAGCGAAGCACCATCACTGGGACTTTAGACGGAGCGGCATTGACGTTTAATGGCGCTAACGTGCAAATCTCAATCAACGGGAACCCATATACGCAATGGCAGCAAATCGCTCACAATCAGGACTACGAAATTGCGATAGTCCTCGGCACTAAAGGAACCTGGTATTTCATACGCGGAGGGGAATGGGACGCTAGCGGAACGAGTCTTTACGGCTTTGCTGATTGGACTCTGGCCGGTTTCGACTACATCACGCCCGACGCAACTCTGTATCCGTGCGCTTATATCGGAGGTCCGTCTAACACATGGATTGATTCCATTCGTCTGGTGCAACTCGGCTCTGAGTGGACAAACAAATTCAACTGCGCCGATGACTTTGTGGAGTCGTCCACGAACGGCAGTGTGATTACCATGTCACACGATTCGATGGTGGACCATACCATCACGGCGGCAACAGGCGTCGAACAGGAGTTACGTGCCAGAATTAGAAACCCATCGAACTATATTTGCTTGAGAATGAATCAAACTGAAAGCTGGTCGAAGCTGATCCATGTGACAGACGGCACGGAAACACAGATTAGTTCCAACGCGCAAACATTCGCAAATGGAACAAAGTATCGCGCTCAAATCTTCTGCTGGGGATCAAATGTTTTGGCAAAAATTGCCACATCCTCTCGTGGCACATCCACCACGATGCCTGTGTTTACAAACGACATGTTCACGGCCTACTCCAGTCATGCCGGTAGCAACTTTGTTTCGTGGCAGTTGAATCCAACGAACACCATCGGCCCCGCTCCTAGAGCTAGGAAAATACTTACTTACGGAGATTCAAAAATGTTTGGCGCATTCGAGGCAAACAGCATCACAATTCCTTTCGGGGCGCTCGCTGGATGGCAGAGGATGCTGCAATCTGCGGTTAATACCAACAACACTCTCACAATTACGATGGCTCGCTCTGGACTTGGAGGTATGAATGTGGGACAGCTTGCAAACATGGTTACAAATCGACTAATCTCGCTGCCGAGGGTTGTCACTCCTGAATTTATTTGCGTGAACATGGGAGCGAACGATTGCGCCACGACCGTTGATACAGCATTCACGAACAACTACGCAACGGTGTTGGATAGGCTCCATGAGAAGTTTCCGGCAGCGAAGGTGTATGTTGTAGGTATTTGGGTAAGGCCAGGCTGCGTGAACCAAGCGGCAATTCGTGGATGCGCCACAACATTGATCTCGCAGAGGTCTGAGTGGTGTTTTGCTGGCCCAGATGAGTCTGTTTATCTTGAAAACGGGGACGGCGGAGCATCGCTGATGCACGACGGGACTCACCCGAATCATGCGGGATACATTAAGACTGCGGAACAATGGCGTGCAGTTTTAGGACTATGAAAACCATCCTCTCTCTCACAATCCTCTGCCTGACGTTTCAAGCGCAGTCCGCGCTGTGGAGCTTCAAAGTGTTCACTGACGGGCTTTTATCCAACGGTGTGCCGTGGGGCGTTACGAATGCACTTGCGCCCGTTTTCAGTCCGACTTCTGGTGCCGTTCCGCAGTTGGTTGAAATCACGTCCGCCGGAAACCTCATTTATTGGACGACAAACGGCGACACTCCTTCGACAAATTTAGCGGGGATACCTTCCGGCCAAAGCGTGCTTGTGACTTCAACGAATCACCCGTTGAAAGCTCTGGCATGGTTCGCGGACGGTTATCGCCTGCCGTCTACGGTGACGGAGGCTTACTATACGAATGCCGTGACAGCTTGCTCTCCGTGGGTTTCTCAGACAAACGGAAGCGACTACTACGATGCCGCGAACACCTACACGTTCGCGCAGAAAATACGCGTCACCAACGAAACTACGATTACCGTTTGCGCCGTGCGCTTGCGTTCATGGACTCCGGTTGACGGTGCGCTAACGGTTTCGTTTTGGAGCACAGCGAATGGAACCGGGACGCAATACGGCTCAACCTCCGGTTCGCAGACTGTTTCCACGGCAGGCGTGAGCGTTTACACGACGAACGAATTCACGTTTGCTAGTGCGCCGGTCCTGACGGGTGATGCATTCATGGTCATCACGGCAACGACTGACAGCCCGCGCATCTGGGCCGACGTGAGCGGAGGCGCGGCATATCAGGATACCGATTACGCAATCTATCGCGGCGGGACGGTCCTCGCTGCCGGCGCTGCGGATTTCTGGTTTGAAATCGACAGCAATCAATGAGACTCGCGCTTGCCATACTGCTTTGCTGCGCATCGGCTCATGCCGCGACGCTCTCGCTCTCGGGTGATGGTGCGTGGCCGGCGGCGTCGCCCGGTGACACGGTGGAGTTCTCAGGCACGCGCACGAATGGCTTGACCATCACGACGAGCGGCACCGAGTCGAACCGCATCACGTTGCTGTTCGCGGCTGGCGCGAAGATTCAGGCCGCGACGTTCTACGGGCAGACAGCCAATGCCGCGATTTATGCGAGCGGCGTTTCCAACCTCACGATTGACGGCGGAAGCGACGGACTGATTGAGGCGACCGATTGCGGAAGCCCTAATACGCACAGCAACACCAACGGATCGCGGGGCATCTCTTTTGCGGCGGCGGTGCAGAACATCACCGTGCAAAACCTACGCGTCGTTGGCATGTATCACCGGACAGACACCAATGACCCAGCACTTGGCGGCAGCGGAGACGGCATTCGCTGGGATTACGGTGGCGTCAATCTGCGCGTCCAAAACTGCACCGTTGAGGACATGGGAAACCCGATTTACATCTCCTATACCGGGGCAACCTGCTCCAACTACTTCGTCATCTCGAATCGACTGTTGAGTTCATCCGTTGGGTTGCAAATTGGCTCTGCGGCGTCCGGCTCCATCCTCACAAATTGCTTGGTGTCCGCGAACATCATCAGTAACGCGAGCGCGGCCACATGGGATGGAGATCCGAACAATGCGCCCGTCCACAACAATGTTCACGTCGCCGGACTGCATATTTGGGCCGTCCATTCGGGGAGTTCGCTGCGCGGGTTGCGCGTGGAACGCAACCGGACGGATGGAATCGCGAACCACATTTCAACCACGGCGTATGAACTGGAAGGCTACCTGGACGCTCCTCTCGTTTACAACAACATCGCGGTCGGCAACATGACCAATGGCCACACCTTGAGCGGCTACATTTACCTCAAAGGTTGTTCCAACTCAGTGGTGGCAAACAATACTGTGGTTGGGAATCCGGCGGGGACTGGCAATGGCATCATCTTTCTCGGATGGACTGACAATGAGCAATCGGTAGTCACAAACAATTTCGTTAAGGGGTGCAACTTCGGCATCTACGAGAGCATCACGGGACTGCTTCGCTACGCAAACCGGAATGTCTATTCGCCGGGCACCCAGTTCCGGCGCAACGGCGTGCAAGGTTACGATTGGGCGGGGTGGCAGGGAACCGGCGCGGATGCGAACGGATCAACGAATGTCCCGACGCTCAATGCGGATTACTCGCCTAGCACGAATGACACGGTGCTTGTCGGAAATGGCGTCAGTCTCACCAGCTTCGGAATCAGCAACGATTTTGCCGGGGTGCTGAGGACGAATCAGACTTGGACAATTGGAGCTTGGGAAGTAGGTAGCACAAACCTCGCGCCGGTTGGACAGACTGATGCCCCGACGTTCTCACCTGCGAGCGGAACGGTGTTCACCAATTCAGTCATCGTTACGTTGAGTTGCGCGACGGCGGGCGCATCGGTGTGGTATTCGACCTCGGGCACGGCCACGACAAACTCGACCCTCTACACGGGCGCGTTGACGCTCTCGGCATCGGCTACGATTAGCGCAATCGCCCAAGCGCCGGGCATGACGGCCAGCGCCACGGCCAGCGCGACGTTTACGAAATACACCGCGCCTGAACCGGAACCACCAGCAGCAAGCGGAAGTTTTTCTGTTGATAACCTGCAATTGAACCGGGTTATCCGCAGATGAGAAGCCTTGAAAATGCCCGGCATCTTGCCGGGGAGTCCTACGAAAACCGAACGGGACTGACTCCAATAATCACCAAGAGCCTACCACTTCGGGAGTGCTGGCCAACCGCTGAAAGAGCATGAATGACGAGCAGAACAAATGAACGTAACATCAGCGGAAATCAAAGGGTCTGTTAAGGGTATGAAAGCAGCCATCACTGGTTCAATCTCCTCCATTTTCGGCGCTGGCTTCTCGCTGGCAACAGTGACAACAGCACCAATTCTAAGCGATGTTGCTGCCGTCATTGCAATCATTGCCGCAATCTTGACGTGTGTTCAACTGTTGGCGAACACGCGCAAGATTGAAGCGGAGCGTGAAGGGGCGAATCTCGCCAAGCGCATCAAAGAGATTGAATTCGAGGCATGGCTGAAGTCGAAGTGCCGCGATTGCATGGAGCCGCAGAACTGCGCTTTCCCCGAACACCGTCCGCCGACCTGCAAATACTCAACCTCAACCGAAGCAAAGAAAGAGAAGCACGAATGAAAATCATCGGCTCGATATGGGTCAAGCTATCCTGCTACATGCTGCTTGCGCTCATTGCTCCCTTCTCCGCGTTCATGGGTGACTATTTCGGTGCGTGGAAAGAGGACAAGACCGTGCAATTCGTCGTCCCGGCGTGGGTGTGGATTTACCAAGGGCTGCTAGGCGTGGCGAACATGGCGCTCGTCTTGCGGACGTTCCTTGATTCGTCCTATGCCCGACACGTTGACGAGGTGAAAGAAGAAGAGAAGAACCAACTTTGAGGATTTATGGCTGACGAGAAATTCATCACGACAGTAGAACAACGGCTGACTGCTGTTGATGAGACGGGGGACGCTTTCGCAAAAGTAATCGAGAAGCAGGAGCAACTTAACGACGCCACGAAGAAAGGCGGCGAAGCTGTCGATGACATGGCCAAGAAATGGGCTGAGTCAGAGATAAAGAAGAAGATTGATGAGGCTGGTGGTGCG